GCTGGTAGTAAAATGTATAAAGAATTAAAATCAGCCGTTGAAAAAAATAAAATGGATAGAAGAAGTTGGGATAAAATAGAAAATAAAGAAGAAGATAAGTGGATGAAAGAGGTTGATTATTACGGCGATGACTATGAGGGAGGTTATGAGCGTAAAGAAAAAGAACTGAAAAAGATAATGGGCCCTATCAAAAGAAAATGGATTAAAAAGTATATTAATATGGGTTATAAAATTATTGATAAATACAAACCACAAATCAAACGACACATATTAAGTCAAAAAGATAAACCATCACAACACGGGTGGAACGAAATACTTGTTAATCAAATTCATGTTCAAGATGTATTTTTATTAAGTAGAAATGATTATCCAAATATCAAAAAGGCAGCTGAAAAGATTGCAAAAGGAAGTGTAACCGTAGGTACACCAGGAAAATTTAGAAAATGGTATAATGAACGAGGTGGTATCATTAATGAAATGGCAATTCCATCACCAAGTAGAAAGGGTGTTGAGAAGATGAAGAGAAAGGGAAATACATCAGTTCCTTATGGTAGTGGATATAAAAAATTTAATGAAAGAGCAAAACAAGCAGTATCAGGTAGAAAGGTTCACAAAAACATTACAGGATTTAATCTTACTCACAAAGGTAGAAAATACAAAGAAATAGATTTTGAAACAAAAAAAATAGATAACAAAACTGAAATGGTTACTTTAAGAATATTGGCACCAAAAAAATTATTTGGACAAGAAGTACCAGTAAAATTTAGAACACTTCGTAGAGGCCCATTTATGAAAACCGATACAAGTAAAAAAGTAAATGAAGATGGTAAAAAAATATCTGATAAGAATTATGCTCAATGGAAAAAAAGTAATAAACTAAAAGAACAAGAAAAAAAGATTAAAAAAGTAATCGGTATATTCGGTGGTAGATATCAACCATTTGGCCCACATCATTTAAAAACATTTAAGTGGTTACAATCTAAAGTTGATGACGCATATATCACTACTTCAGATATAAAGAAACCACCAAAACATCCAATGAACTATTCAGAAAAAGTTAGACATATGGTGAAAATGGGTGTACCTAAAAATAAAATTATAAAAGAAAAAATACCATTGGTTGCAAAGAGTTTACTTAAAAAGTTTGATCCAGAAACTACTGCAGTAGTTTATATCTTCGGTAAGAAAGATGCAGGAAGACTAAAAGGTGGTAAGAATAAAAGTGGTAAATTATCATACTTTCAAGATTACAATAAAAATAAAAACAACCTAAAAGGACATGAAGAACATGGATACTATATGGTTGCACCACACCAATCAATTAAAGTTGGTGGACAAGATGTAAGTGGAACCGTAATGAGAAACTTATTAGGTAGTCCAAAAGTAAAGAAAGAGGATAGGCCTAAATTATTTAAACAGGCATTCGGATACTTTGATAAGGGTGTTTATAATATGATGACAAATAAATTTAAAAAACTATTTGAAACATTTGATAGTTTTATTATACATAATGATATAAGTGAAATATTAAAAGAATCATCACCATCTACAAACTTTCCAACAGATGATGGCCCACCAACATTCTATGATGGATTTAGTGATTACAAAAAACAATCTAAAAAATGGATTGAAACTTTATATAATAGTGAATCACAAAGAGGACTTGGATGGGAATTAGTACATTATATTTTAGGTAAGAACGCAAATGATCCTGGATTAGATTATACTACGAGAATGGACAAAGTTCCAACCGTAGCATTTGGTAGAAGAGGTGCAGGCCCATATGGTGAGAGATTCCCAAGTCAAGATCCAATAATTGCATATAAACAATGGATTGAGAAAGTAACTTCCAATATAGATTTTAAAATAGTTAAATGGTTAGGATTAACTCCTGATGAAAAGAATGTAACAGGTGTACCAGTTGAAGCACCAGCTTTACCTGGAGTTCAAACAGGTGACCAGAATACTCAAAGAGTAATAAACCTTGACTTAGCACCAGGTGACGCCTCTAAAAGTGATTCTATAGAAGACATTAAAGAAAGTTTTTTACAAGAAGTTGACTTATTAATAGAGGGTGGAGCATACGGACATATAGCACATCCATTTGATGATAATAATTTGATGTTTTCAGATTTGAAACAGATAATTATTAATGGTATAGGTGGAAAGTTAGACAGAGAAGATGGGGTTACAGAAAAACTCGATGGACAAAATCTAATGGTAAGTTGGATAGATGGTAAGTTAAGAGCAGCTCGTAACAAAGGACATTTAAAGAATTTTGGTAAAACTGCTCCAACCACGAATGGAATAAAATCTATGTTTAGTGGTAGGGGTAATATAGAAAAAGCTTTTGTAGGTGCGATGAAAGACTTAGAGAAATCTATAGGTAGTTTAAATGATAAACAAAAAGATAAAGTATTCGGTAATGGTAAGAAATGGATGAATTTAGAGGTTATGTATCCAGCAACTGCAAATGTAATAGATTACGATGTTGCAGAAATAATATTTCATGGAACATTAGAGTATGATGAGAGTGGTAGACCTATTGGACAACCAAAAGATAGTGCTCGTATGTTGGCAGGTATGATTAAACAAACAAATAATCACATACAAAAAATGTTTAAGATTGGTAAACCAAATTTTTTAAGTGTACCAAAACATCAAGACTTTAGTAAGTTAAGAAATAAATTTTTAGGACAATTAAATAAGTTACAAAAACAATATGCATTATCTGATAAAGATACTTTGGGTATGTATCATGAATCATTTTGGAGAGAGTATATCTTTAATGCATCAAAACAATATAAAGTTAAATTAAAACCAAGTCAATTTGCAAAGTTAGTTAAACGATGGGCATATTTTGATAAGGGATATAAAATACCAGAGATTAAAAGGGATTTTAAAGATAATCCTAAATTTTTAGATTGGATAACATCCACAGATAAACAAGATCATAGTAAGATATTTAAACAAAATATTAAACCATTTGAAATATTATTCTTCCAAGTGGGTGCAGAGATACTGAAAAATATACAAGGATACATTGCAGTGTCCCCTGATAAATCAGTACAGAAGTTAAAGAAAGAATTATTAAATGCACTAAAAGATTTGAAAAAACCAGATAAAATAGAAAAATTGAAAAAGTTAAAAATACAAATAGAAAAACTACAGAAGATTGGTGGAGTAAAGGCAATCGTTCCAAGTGAGGGTATAGTGTTTAAGTATAAAGGAAACATTTATAAATTCACAGGAGCATTTGCACCAATCAATCAAATTCTTGGTAGTTTAAAGTTTGGATAGGAGTTACAATGGCAAATTATAGTAAAGACATGGAAAGACAAAATAAGGCCTTAAAGGACTTAATGTCTGGAAAAGAATATGAGAAAGATTATGTTCAAGTAGGATACGAGGGTAAGGGTCCAGTAGATAAAGGTGGAGAAACTCGTCAAGGAAAAATGACAGACATTATGAAAGATGTTAGAATGCCTTGGTTTTGTCCTAAATGTAAAAAAACAATGAAGAAAAAACTTGATACAAAGTTTTGGAGAACTAAAGGACATTGTTTTGATTGTCAAATTGAGTTTGAAAACAGACTTCGTTTAGAGGGTAAGTTTGAAGACTATGCAAAGAATATAGAATTAGAAAATAAAAAATCATATTTAAATGATTTAAAACAAAGTATTGACGAGTTTGAAGACTCGGATGGAAAAGTTGAATGGCTCAATTCAGTTGGGGTTCAAGATGTTGAACTTGAAAGAGAAAAGTGGGAAATGGGTAAAACCGAATTTTCTCATGTAGTAAAAGAAGCTCGTGATTACATAACTAAAATAGAGAATGAAATAGATGAAGAAGCCAAAAAACTTAATATTACCTGAATCAATAGTACTTGATTTAATGGCATTAACTTCACGATTAGGTGAGATTGCTATAGATTATAATAATAAAGTTGGTGGTAAAGAAACTAATTCATTAGTAAATCTTTACACGAGGGTAGTGAGAAAACTTATGAGTTTAGAATATGAAGATGTACGACACAAAGAAAAGTTTAATACATTTTCACTTGATGAACTTTTAGATGACGCAGGAATAAGTAAACCTAACAAGGAGGATGAATAATGATTGGGAAGATAATCGGATTCATAACAAATCTATTTTTTGGTGGAAAGAAAAAAGAAGAAATCAAAAAGTTAGATAAAGCAATAGAGAAGAAGAGTGAAGAAGTAACTAAACTTGAAGAAGAAGTAGTTAAACTTGAGAAGAAGAAGAAAGTCAACAAAAAAGAAGTTGGTAATCTTAAACGAAAGGTAACTAATACTAAAAAACAAATAATTAAGGCAAAAGAAGCATCAGATGTACAAGATGTTGATGAAGCATTAAAATATTTGAAGAAATTTAGTAAGTAGTATATACTTATATATATGAGATATTTAATATACATAGTATTTTTGTTTAGTGTTCTTCTTGGCCAAACTGAAGAAGAAACCATAACTCTACCTAAAACAGATGTAATTGAGTGGGCAAATAGACTACAAGGGTTTGAAAAGGCCGATAGTCTATCCACCATTGCAATATCTGATTTAGAAAGTGTCGTATTTAAATTAGAAGAGAATGCATTTATGGATTCTTTAATAATAGAAAAACGAGAACTTCAGATTTTATTACTAAAGGAAACAAATGAACTTTATAAAGATAAGGTTAAACTTGTTAAACCTAAGTGGCATGAAAATAAATGGTTATGGTTTGTTTATGGTGTAGGTGCTACAGCAATTTCAGTTAATCTTGCAGGACAAATAACAAACTAATGGGACAACCAAAACAATTAAAAGAAGTAATTAAGTCAGAATACATAAAGTGTGCACAAAGTCCAGCATATTTTATGAAAAAGTATTGTGTTATACAACATCCAATACGAGGTAAGATACCATTTGACTTATTTGACTTTCAAGATAAAGTTGTTGATGAATTTCAAGAACATCGAATGAATGTTATTTTGAAAGCTCGTCAGTTAGGGTTATCAACATTAACTGCAGGGTATTCTTTATGGATGATGACTTTTCATCAAGATAAAAACATTTTGGTAATTGCAACCAAACAAGATGTGGCAAAAAATTTGGTAACAAAAATTCGTGTTATGCATGCTAATCTACCGAGTTGGTTGAAACAAAGATGTGTTGAGGATAACAAACTGAACTTACGATATAAAAATGGTTCACAAGTTAAGGCAGTTGCATCAGGTCCAGAAGCAGCTCGTTCAGAGGCATTATCATTATTGATATTGGATGAGGCAGCGTTTATTGATAAGATTGATGATATATGGACTGCAGCACAACAAACACTAACTACTGGTGGACAATGTATTGCATTGTCAACACCAAATGGTGTGGGTAATTGGTTCCACAAAACTTGGGTAGAGGCCGAAGATGCTCTTGGTTTGTTTAATCCAATCAAGTTACATTGGACGGTTCATCCAGATAGGAAACAAGAATGGAGAGATGAACAAGATACACTACTTGGGCCAGGAAGTGCAGCACAAGAATGTGATTGTGACTTCTTAACTTCTGGTACTTCAGTAATTGATGCAGTATTATTAGAAAAGTGTAGAGAAACATCAGTTAAGGAACCAATTGAAAGAAGAGGTATTGATAGTAATTGTTGGATTTGGGAACCACCAAACTATCAAAATAATTATGTAGTATGTGCAGATGTGGGTAGAGGAGATGGTGGAGATTATTCAGCATTCCATGTTATTGACATTGAAACTATAGAACAAGTCGCAGAATACAAAGGTAGAATAAATACCAAAGATTTTGGAAATATGTTAGTAAGTATAGCAACAGAATATAACGATGCCTTACTAATTATAGAAAACAACAACATTGGTTGGGCAACAATCCAACAAGTAATAGATAGGGATTATCCTAATCTATTTTATACAAGTAAAGATTTAAAATATATTGATACACAACATCAGATGGGTAATCGATATAGAGCTCAAGAAAGAAATATGGTGGCAGGATTTACAACTACAATGAAAACCCGTCCATTAATTATTGCAAAACTTGAAGAATATTTTAGAGATGAATCAGTAGTGGTTCACTCAAGTAGATTAATAGATGAATTATTAACATTCGTTTATATTAATAATAGAGCCGAAGCAATGAGAGGATATAACGATGATTTAGTTATGTCTTTTGCTATTGGTTTATGGGTTCGTGATACTGCATTAAGACTACGAACCGAGGGAATTGAATTAACAAAAAAGACATTATCCAAAATGATGGATAATGAGGGTTTGTACACTAACGATGATGCGAATAAAAACGATAGTTGGGAGTGGGAAACTGGAAAAAACAAAGAAAAAGAGTCATTAGAGTGGCTCTTGTAAGTGAGGTAAAACATGGCAGATAAATCATTATTTGGTCGATTACAACGACTATTTTCAACAAATGTTATTGTAAGAAATGTTGGTGGTAGGAAATTAAAAATTGCTGATACAGATCAAGTACAACATCAAATGAAGAGTCATCTTGTAGATAGATATTCTAAACTACATTCAAATTTAGACTTAGTGGGGACAGGCTATTCGTCAGTTCACCAAGTGATGGCTGCACGATTGGGGTTATTTAAAGACTATGAAACGATGGATAGTGACTCTATCATAGCGAGTGCATTGGATATCTATTCAGATGAATCAACAATGAAATCAGAATATGGTAATGTGGTTGAGATTAAATCAGATAACGAAAACATTAAAGAAATATTACATAATTTATTTTATGATATTATGAACATTGAGTTCAACCTATGGCCTTGGGTTCGTAATATGTGTAAGTATGGAGATTTTTATCTATACTTAGATGTAAATGAGAAGTATGGTATTACTAATGTTATACCATTGTCACCTTATGAAGTCGTAAGAGCAGAGGGTGAAGATCCAATTAATCCATACTATACTAAATTCTATTTAGAAAGTATTGAGGGTGCACATCCTTACCTTGGAGCAAAACAAAAAGGTAATAATATTGAATTTGAAAACTTTCAAGTAGCACACTTCAGATTGGCAAGTGATAGTAACTTTTTACCTTATGGTAAATCAATGATGGAAAGTGCAAGAAAGACTTGGAAACAATTAACTCTTATGGAAGATGCGATGTTGATTCATAGAATTATGAGAGCACCATCAAAGAGAGTTTATAAGATTGATATTGGTAATATACCACCAAATGAAGTTGATAATTATATGCAAAGAATCATCAACAAGATGAAGAAAACACCATTCCTTGATGAGAATACTGGAGATTATAATTTAAAATATAATATACAGAACCTAACAGAAGACTTCTTTATGCCAGTTCGAGGTGGAGATAGTGGAACTGAAATATCAGAGTTGGGTGGATTAGATTATGATTCAACTGATGACATTGAATATTTAAAGAATAAACTATTGGCATCACTAAGAGTACCAAAGGCATTCTTAGGATTTGATGAAAACATGGGAAGTAAAGCAACACTCGCAGCAGAAGATGTAAGATTTGCTAGAACCATAGAAAGAATACAGAGAATTATTATATCAGAGTTAACAAAGATTGCAGTTGTTCACTTATATTCACAAGGGTATACAGATGCAGAGTTGGTGAATTTCGAATTAGAATTAACTAATCCATCTACAATGTATGATCAAGAAAAGATTGAACTATGGGGACAGAAAGTTTCATTAGCTCGTGATATGATTAGTGAGAAATTACTACCAAGTGAATGGGTTTATAACAATGTGTTTAATTTTTCAGATGATGAGAAGAAAGAAATTGAAAAACAAATTGTTCAAGACCAGAAAAATAAATTTAGATACGAACAAATCGAAAATGAAGGCAATGATCCACAAGCATCTGGAGAATCAGTTGGAACACCAAGTGATATGACATCATCGGATGACGACAATGATGATTCAGTTGCAGGTTCAGTTTGGAGTGATGTAGATGAACAAGGTGGTTCACCTGAGGGTGGACACGAGGGTGCAGGTAGACCCAAGGAAATGAACAAGTATAGTAAAGATAGTGGTACAAGAGGTAGAGATCCTTTAGGAAAACAAGATAAAAAGAATCAATATACCAAATCACCATTAGCACTTGCTCACTATGATGCATTGAAAAAGACAATGGGTAAAAAATCACAAGAAATTTTATCTGAAGAGAAGAAAATAGATGAAGTTGAACAAGAATATAATGATTACAAAGGAAAAAAATAGTGTCTATAAAATACACATTTCTTAATAGTTTTATATTTATTAGTAGTCAAATAGAAAACATGGAGCTGATATGTCTCGTTTAGTAAAACACAATAAAATAAAGAATACAGGTATTCTTTATGAACTTTTATCTCGTCAGATAACGGTTGATGTCTTAAATGACACAAAAGATACACCTGCAGTTAAAATTTTTAAAGAATTTTTCAATAAAACAACACAATTGGGAAAAGAATACGAACTTTATAAAATTTTATTAGAAAAGAAATACGGTGATAATTCTCATGGAGAGAAATTACTTGAAGCAGTAATAAAAACTCGTAGGAATTTATCTAATCGTAGACTAAATAGCGAAAAATTTAATTTAATTAAAACAATTAAAGAAAATTATGATGTAAAAGAGTTCTTTAATACAAGAATTCCAAATTTTAAAATGTTGGCATCAATATTTAAAGTATTTTCTACAGAAACAGGTAAAGAAACTTTTAGTCCTATAGAAACTACTGATAGTACAATTACCATTGTCGAACATATAACTAACAATAAAAATAGTAAAGATACAAAATCCAAAGTATTAGAAAGTTATGGTACTGAAGATAAAGATTTACGACTTTTGACATATCAATTGTTAGTTGATAAGTTCAATTCCAAATACAAATCCCTAAATGAAAATCAAAAGAATTTATTGAAAGAATATATCAATAATATATCTAATACTAATTCATTAAAGGAATTTGTTGATAATGAGGTTATTAAAATTAAAAAGACATTAAAAACTTATTTACCAAAAGTAGATGATAAAATCACTAAGATTAAACTAAGTGAGGCAATCAATCATACTGATACTATTTCTAATAGTAGTGTGGTAAAAGATAAAAATGTCGTAAGTTTAATGAGATATTACGAATTAGTTAAGGAATTGAAAAATGTCACAAGTAAAAAATAAAATCAACGAGGCAATGTTTTCAGTTAAGTTTGACTTGGGTGAAAAACATGGACTTGCAAATACTATAGTAAATGCACAATCTGCTAGTCAAGCAAAAACACTTGTAGGTAAAATGTTAAAAAAGGGTTTGAAGGCAGTTAAAGATGTATCAAGAGTTCAACCTGCATTTGGTAAACAGATTGATAAAAAAACAGAATCAGTAAAAAGTATTATAAAAACATTAGTTCAACAAGAAATCAAAGAACTTGAAGAATCAAACACTACTGCATCTGCAGGAATTGATGGAACAGGTACTGGACATTATGATACACCAATGGCATTCTCTAAGAAAAAGAAAAAAGGACATAAAAAACCAGATGTATTTGGTTTTGAAAAAGTAAACGAAGTTGTTAAAAAAGAAGTTGATGCGGTTAACAAAGTATTACAGAATCTAAAAAAACTACGAAAAGATTATATGAAAATTATGAATATGGGTGATAAAACACTTAAAGGTAGACAATTTAATAAGTATTATGAAACTATCTTAAACTCTGAACAAGAAATAAATAAACTTCATTCAACTTTAAAAGGTCACTTAGTATTTGGTATAAATGAAGGTCGTTATCACGATTGGAGAAATGACGAAACATTATCCCCAAAACAAAAGATTGGTCGTTCAATGAGAGAAGTAAGGGATTCATTAAATGGGTTAAGTAAACTTATTGATATGAATGTTAAATTGAAGAACGAGTTAAGTGTTGATTCAAACTCATATTGGAAGTACACACATAAGGCAATGAGTAAAATTTCAGAAAGATTAGTTAAGTTGGCTAACAAAGTAGGGAAATTACAATGAACGATAAATATTTAAAAGAATCTATTGACATATTGAATAGAAGTTTCGGTGATCCGTTACCTACTCTTGAAGATACTATGAAAAAACATAAGTTAAATAAAGAGGGTGGTAAAGGTAGTGGTAGACCTGCAAAACCAGGTGGAGCAAAAGACATCGATAATAAAATGAGTAAAGCTGCACAAGATGCAAATGATAAAATGGATAGAGATGAAAAGAAAAAAAGAGAAAATGAATCCATATCAGTAACAGAAAGTCCAGATGATATTAGAATTACTAAAAAAGAATTACAAATGTTAATTAAGATTGAGGGTAAGTTTAGAGAAAGAATGTTAAAAGTAGAACAAGGTTTTCTACGAGACCCAAGAACAGAAAATAAGAAATTAGCAAAAGATATAAAAAAATCCTACAAAGATAATGTAACTAAATTTATGAGAGAAGTTGTAGGAATGATTAAAAGGATGAAATAAGATGAGAGATTTAATTGTAGATTATATACCATTTGATATATCAGCAACTCAAGTAAATGAGTCAATCAAAGAAAACAACGGAAAGTTAGTTGTTAAAGGTGTATTACAAAGAGCAGAAGCAAAAAATCAAAATGGAAGAGTATATCCAAGAGATATTTTGGTTCGTGAGTCAAAAAAATATAATAGTAATTTTATTAAACAAAAAAGAGCATTGGGTGAATTAGACCATCCAGATAGTTCAGTAGTAAATTTACAAAATGTATCTCATAATATTACAGAAATGCACTTTGAGGGTGATAACTTATTAGGGACGGTAGAAATCCTAACAACACCAAGTGGAAATATTTTAAGAGAATTATTCAAGAATGGTATCAAGTTAGGTATTAGTTCTCGTGGTATGGGTTCAGTTGAAACCGTATCAGAAGGTCCAGATGATGAACCTGCACAAAAAGTTGGAAATGACTTTGAATTGATTGCATTTGATTTTGTATCGAATCCATCAACACATGGAGCATTTCTATATCCAGTAAACGAGAATGTCGAAAGAGGACAATCGAGAACTTGTGGACAATTTTGTAAAGCAGAAGATATAATTAATAAAATTATACGAGGAGAGTAATATGCCTTCCAAGTCCAAAGCTCAACAGAGATTTATGGGTTTGGTTCATGCTTATAAAAAAGGTGAAGTACCAACAAGTAAAGTAAGTAAATCAGTTAAAGATGCTGCAAAATCTATGAGTAAGAAAGATACTGAGAAATATGCATCAACAAAACACAAGGGATTACCTAATAAAGTGAAAAAAGAAATGTTAAAGAAACTTAGAGAGATGATTCGATTAGAGTTAGAAACTTGTGGTTATACACATTCAGTCACAGGTAGGAAACTCAAATCACCTGGTGGAACTGGTCCAGAAGATAGAGATTTAAAAGAATCAGTTGACCCAAAAGTAAAAAAACAAGCTTCCACATTACTTAAAAAATACACAAACAATTGGAAAAAATTAGAAAAAGAAACCGAAATGTTAATGAAGTTTGCTAAAAAGAATAAAGCAACTGAAATGGTAATGAACTTTGAAGAAGTTTTGAAAAAATTAAAAGGTAGTGTATGGGATAATGTTCGTTATCAAACCGAAAAACCAATGGATGATTATTTTTATGAATCAGTAAATAAATCTAAAGATGAAAACGATTATCTTAAAAATCAGGCCTTAACTCAAGAAGAAGTTACCAAATCAAAAGGTGTTGAAAAGATTTTTGATATACAAAAAAATGGTTATGGTAAACTTGGTGGTAGAACATTAGATAGTTTAAGTGCTGGATTATTCACACAACTATATGATAAGGCCAGTGACCCAATAAAAGAAAAGATGAACAAACTAAACGAAAAGAAACTCTATATAGTAATTGGGAATATGTGGAAGAAATTCGGTAAAAATGTGAGTTTAAGATAATGATAAAATTAAAAGACATACTAAAAGAATCAAAAGTATCACACCTTATTACAGAAAAATTTAAAAGTAATATATTAAGAAAATTTTCTGCAAAACAAAATTGGGGATTAGATAGAGATTTATATACTTGGATGGCAAAACAAGGTGTTATGGCAAGTGAGATACAAGATAAACATATCAACAAGTTAAATAAACTACCAAGAAAAGGTGTTGCGATTGCAGTGACAAGTAAGAAAGTAACTCTTTATGCAAAAGGTAACAGATATTGGGAAAGTGATCAAGAGATAGATAAAGGTACTATTGTAAGTGTATTAAATAATGGTAAGACAATTTGGTGGACAAAATCGTATTATGCTAAAGATATCTCAGTTGGTAACCCAACAAAATGGGGTGCAGATAATTTTAAAACTTTTGGTTTAAACAAATATGGGTATCAAAGTCCACAATCAATTAAAAAGATAGATGGAATTCAATTCTATCAAATTCTAACTGATGAGTTATTACCTTATATTGGTGCTGATGTATTAAGAAAATTAAGATCAGATGTTAAAGATGGTTCTTGGACATGGAGAACTGATAAAGATTTTAAACAAGAAAATGAAAGAAGATATGAAGCTGCATTAAAGAAGATTTACAATGACCCAGCAAAAGTAAAAAGTGTAATTAAGAAAACAAAAGATTATGCTAATAAACTAATTGTTGGATTAGTAGGTGGTAAACCAAATGCATTTTCTGATAAAATAATGGCTGGTAAAAAGTTAGACCCTACAAATGAGGGTGATGTAATGAGTGCATTAGCTTCTATCACAACTGCTATGAATAAGTTTTATGAAAAAATAGATTCGTATCGTATGGATTTAGAAAGAGATATGAGAGATAAGAAAAATTTCCCTGATAATGAATATATGGGATTCAATGCACAGAGAGTAGGAAAAGAAATAGGTAAGATGTCAAATACTATTACTTCAGGTGCTTTCGCAAGGATTTGGTAAAATGATAAAATTAAAAAATTTAATAAAAGAAGAAACAAAACATGCATGTGAATGTGGTGGAGATTGTTGTTCTACAGAACAATTAAATGAATCTGCATTTGATATAAATTTACCACAAGGTATGGAAGTTGGTAAAGTTTTTACAGGTAATGCTTTTGCATTCAAAGAAGAAACTTTTGATGAAGATGAAAAACCTACATTGGTAGAAAGTAATATAAAAGTACTTCCTGCAAAAAAAATTGATAGTAGGACTTGGAGACAAATGAAGTATGATTTACGAGACCAGTTTGACGAATTAGTAAAGATTGGACAAGATTATGGTGTATTTCAAAATGCTCAAGGTACTGCAAAAATGTTAAAACAGATTAAAAGATTGATGGATAAAATCTAATGATTAAACTAAAAGAACTATTAGGTGAAGATATTGCAAAAGATATTGCAAAAGAGATTACTGCAAAAAACGAAGCAATTGCTGGATATGAAAGAGCTATGAAAAAGATGTTAGATTTTATGAAGAAATCTGCAGAGAAACAACATAAAAAATCATTTCCATCTACACACAAAATGGGTAGTTGGGAACATCCAGCACATTTGAAAAAAGGCCCAAAGTTTGATAGAATAGTTAATGTTCGTGCAAACGAACCAAAAAAAGGTATGAGTGTACATTTCTTTGTAGATAAAAGTAATGGTTACATTTATAAACCTGCCGGATACAATGGAAGAGCAAAGGGTGTAAGAGGTAATATATTTGAACCTAAAACATATGCAAGATTCGATGTACATGGTGGTTGGTTGTACAGAAGATGATTAAGTTAAAAGAATTAATTAATGAAAGTTTATATAATGTATCTCAAGATATGAAAGATGGGAAGTTCGATGAGAAGAATCCACAAGTACTTATATCAGGATATGGTACAACAAATTTAAAGACATTACAAGATAGTTTATCACGAAAGTTTATGGACTTAGCTAAAAAGGCGAAAAAGGGTGATGTTGAAAATATCGAATACATATTGAAAAAGAATGGAGTTCTTATGGGATTTGTTGAAGCGTTAGTTGATGCAAACAAAGAATTATCATCATCAAAGATGAAAAGAAAAATTACTATGTATAAGAGGAAACGATAATGAAACATAATACAATTCGTAATATAAATGCAAAATGGAAAGATTGGAGACTTGAAGAAGAAGATGTAGATACTTTTTATGAATTAGCAAAATTATTATCAGAAGTTGGATATGTTCCAGGTTCAATCAAAACACCATCTTCATTTAATCCAGCAATGATGAAGTATTCTAATAAAGAAGCTAAAAGATTTGCAGAAGATGATGTAAAGAAAATGGGAAAAGAATTAAATAAAGCTTCACAACAATCAATCAAGATAATGTTAGGTAGTGTTAAA